TGCATTGCCGTACACCTTTGCATTGTCGGACACCCATGCATCGCCGGACACCTCTGCATTGCCGTACACCTCTGCATTGCCGGACACCTTTGCATTGCCGTACACCTTTGCATTGTCGGACACCCATGCATCGCCGGACACCTCTGCATTGCCGTACACCTCTGCATTGCCGGACACCTTTGCATTGCCGGACACCTTTGCATTGCCGTACACCTTTGCATTGACGGACACCTTTGCATTGCCGTACACCTTTGCATTGCCGTACACCTTTGCATTGCCGTACACCTTTGCATTGCCGTACACCATTGCATCGCCGTACACCCATGCATTGCCGGACTGGTTTACATTTCCTTCTTTTTCTACCCATCCGCCAGTTTCTCCGGCTTCTACATCCGCAAATGAAATGAGTGCTTTGATTCGGAAAAGTTTCTTTCCGAAAATGTTAATTTTGGTTTCTGATGTTAATTCAAATTTCTTCATTTTCTTCCTCCTCTTTAATTACTGTGAATGCACAGTTTCTTTGTTTCGTCTTTTGAATTTTGTGATATACTCTCCTGTAAAGGAGGTGCTCATTTGGTAACAAGATATCAATATAAAATATTGAAAAAAGCTTTAAGAAATTGTGGATTTACTCCTATCAATCAGCGTGAAGTAGATGCCTGCAAATACCTTTTCAACAAAAAATGCTTTATGCGCTCAAGATTGCGAGAGTACGAATATGAAATCACGCAAGCAGGAGAAGTTGCCATGAAAGCATATTTTCAAGATATATCCAGATTTTGGATAACAACTGTTCTGTCCATCATTGCGCTGATTACAGGTCTTTTCTCAATCTCTATACAATCAGAGCCACTATTGAAATTGTTAGAGCAATTATTGAAATAACTGTCAAAACGTGTGTGCAGATGGATAACGATTTTACATATCGTGAATATATTCCGAACTGCTCTTTCAGATATTCGTTATCTGTCTGCTCACTTGGAATTTCTTCGGGCATCTTCAAGTCGCCTTTTTCCCCTGTCAGAACAGCTTTTTTAATCTTGTCTGTCTCATATTGCAAATCCAGAACAAATTTCCAAAGCTCTCCAAAGGACTCTTCGACTTTGTTTTTGTATCTGCTCAATTGTTTTCACTTCCTTTCTAGTTAAGAACTTTGAACTTTTTCTTTAAAAAAATAGTCCTGTATATCATCAGCAGAAAGTTCTAACAGATTGACTGCCTTGCAAATATCTGACTGCTTCCAAAACAGCTTTCCGTTGAGCTTCAACGACAATGTACGCTCCGACCATTCCATAGCATTCGCAAAGGAACTCTGACTATCATATTTCTCAACGATTCTTCCTTTGAGCTTACTATAATCAAATGCCATATCTGCACTCCTTTCTAGTTCAATGTTTTGAACTAATTATAATATAACACCGCCGTTACACTATGTCAATACATTTTTTCAATATTTTTAACTTTTTTGTTTTAAGTCTTGAACTTTTGTTTCATATGTGATATATTATCATCAGAAAGCGAAAGGAGAATAATATAATGGAAAAAGTTAGTTCGTCAGAAAGATTTAAGACTTTGATGGACGAACGTAATCTGAGACAGGTTGATATTCTCAATCTTGTTCTTCCATATTGTAAGAAATACAATGTGAAAATGAATAAGTCAGATATTAGCCAGTACGTTTCTGGAAAGACAGAGCCTAGTCAAGAAAAACTGGTTGTCTTAGGAATGGCACTAAATGTTTCAGAGTCGTGGTTAATGGGATTTAACGTAGGACGTGCCAGAAAAGACACACCTAATCAGGCGAAAGAAGATTTTAATCTGATTTCAAAATTCTCATTATTAAGCGAACGCGATCAGAAAATTGTTTTAAGTCTAATTGATTCCATGCTTTCTAATTAAAAAAAGTGGGGCTTAATCGCCCCACCTCTCCAAAAATAGTTTTATGAATGTGTACAGGTACTCTAATGTACCTGTCTTTTTTATTCCATTTATCATCTCAATAATCTCTTTCTTGTAATCCATAAATAACTCTCCCTATTGCAATTACCACCTACATTACAGTATATGTCCGGTTTGTGGAAATAATCGAACATTCGTTCACTTTTGCTATTACACCACTAATGTTCGCCCTTGGAAACTGCCAGATATACACCGATATATTTATGATTGCATAGAAATTATTCGTAAAATCAAAGATATAGTCTTTTTTGTTTAGTGGCAGGGCGAATAAAAACGGCGGCATGCTCTGCTTTATTTCATGGGCGCTATTCTTATGTAGGGTAGAAGATCTGTACGCATTTTGGACAGAATACACTTCTGACTCTTCGCGGATATAATCGTCTACGCACATTGGTAAATAAACAATGTAATTAAGCAAAAGCACAGCTCCTATTATAATTAGTATATTTTTGATTATTTTCATTTCACAAATCACCTAAAAACGTCTATTTACAACTAGATTTAACGATGCTATAATAAAAATAGCATATTTAAACACTTTTTTTTGCAAATGGCGAAAACAACGCCCATAAGGGAATGATTTGAATGAAAATTGCGATTTGTGACGATGATAATTTACGAATTGAAATTTTCAAAAATAGCATTGACCGATATCTAAAAGAGCATGGTGATGGCGGATATACATTAACCACTTACACCAGCGGAAAGCCTTTGATCGACGATGTTTCAGATGGCGAATGGTATGACATTATAATTCTTGATGTCTCCATTAACGGAGAAAATGGCATAGAGATTGCCAAAAGATTAAGAAAAATCGGATACTATGGAAATATCACTTTTTGGACAGAGCGCAAAGAATATGTATTTGATGCGCTTGATGTGCTGCCGGTTCATTACATCATTAAAGGCTCTGAGCATGGAAGAATGTATTCAGTTGTTGAGCAGACTCTTGAAAATATCCGTGAAAAAACGCTTACCATCAAGAACAAGGACTACTTTCACAGAGCTGAATTCCGGCATATTGAATACATCGAAAGCCAGAACAAATACATAATGATCCATTGCACGTGCGGAATATCACACAAGGAACGAGGAAAGCTCAATGATATCGAAAAGAGTCTTGACGGAAGATTTTTGCGCTGCCACCAGAGCTATATAGTTAATATGGACGAGGTAAGCGAAGTAAGCCATTTTTTTACGATGGTATCTGGCGCAATCGTCCCGATCAGGCAAAGAGAACTTGCAAAAATAAGAGAAAAATATGAAAACTACGTCATTGGAGGGAGATAAAGCATGAGCGAAGAAAAAACCAAGAAGTGCAAACATTGCAAGATGGACATTCCAAAAGATGCAAAAATATGTCCACATTGTAGAAAGAAACAAAAAAGCGGAATATTAAAATGGGTTGTATTAATACTTATCATAGGAGTGGTTATCGGTGCTGTCACAGGCGAAGACAAATCCGCTGATAGTACGACAAAACAAACAGAATCAACTGCTTCAGACAGTCAGAAACAGGAATCTGAGTCAATCGAATATATATCTGCATCTGTAAATGACATGATGGATGCCCTTAATAATAACGCTATGGGAGCGTCTGACAAATATAAAGGTAAATACCTTGAGATTACCGGAAAGCTCACAAACATTGATGCAGCCGGAAAATATATTGATCTCATGGCTGATGGAGATTTTGAGATTATTGGAGTTCAGTGTTACATCAAAAACGACGACCAGAAAGCTAAAATAGCATCTATGTCAAAAGGTGACACTGTTACATTGAAAGGAAAATGTACGGATGTCGGAGAAGTGCTTGGATATTCTCTTGATATTGATGAAATAGAATAAATGCTAAAAAAGACCGGCTCTCGCTACCAGCGAGGACCGGTTTTTAAAAAAAAAGAAAAATATTTTTACGTTCCGCAAAGCATGCTGAAGTGAAACGTATCGCCTGACAAGTCATATTGTATCATCTTCGGTGTGTTCGGACAAGTCAGAAAGTTTGTTCGGTTAATAAGGAGGAAAAGAAATGGCAACTGCAAAAAAACTGCCATCTGGCTCATGGAGATGTCAGGTATTCAGCCACATCGAAGAAATCCCGTTATCAGACGGGACCATCAAAAAGAAAAGGGTTTATAAATCTTTTACATGCTCAGATCCTAGCAAAAAAGGGAAGCGAATTTGTGAGCAAATGGCTGCCGAATGGGCAGCAAAAAAAGAAAGTGAAGCATTGACTGCGCAATATGTTCCAACAGAAGATATGACATTAAAAGAGGCATGTAATAAATACATCGAAAGCAGAACAGGTGTCTTATCCCCTGGAACTATTAGAGAATATAAGCGATCTGTCAAAAGAGACATGGCTAAACTTATGCCATTAAATATAATGGAAATCACTCAAGAGGATGTTCAAGCTGAAATGAATCGTGAAGCACTTACTCATTCGCCAAAAACTGTGTACAATATGCATGGCTTTCTTTCTACTGTCTTGAAGACTTATCGTTCGGATTTCATCTTAAGAACTTCCTTACCTAAAAAGGTAAGACCGAAAATCTATGTACCTACATCTGCCGAAGTCAAAAAGGTAATTGAATGTACTGTAGGTAGTGAATTAGAGATACCTGTTCTTCTGGCAGCGTTCGGTCCGATGAGGCGGTCAGAAATCTGTGCGCTTAATTCTGATCATATCAAGCAGAACATAGTACATGTCGAATATGCTATGGTTATGAATGATTCTCATGGTTGGGTTATCAAAAGACCAAAATCTTTTGCTGGTGACAGATTCATTTCATATCCAGATTTTGTTGCAGATAAATTAAAAGGAATACATGGGAAAATAACAAATTTGAACCCATCGCAAATATCCGACAGATTTTCAGATCTGTTAGATGACAATCAGATTCATCATTTTCGATTCCATGATTTGCGTCATTATTGCGCATCTGAGTTGCATACTCTTGGAATTCCAGATGTATATATTATGCAGCGCGGCGGTTGGGAGGATGATACCACATTAAAAAATGTATATCGGCACGTTCTGGTTGATCGAGAAAAAGAGATGAATGAAATTGGGAATGATTATTTTTCCAAGCTATGCAACACAAAATGCAACACGAAAAAAGAAAGTGCTGAAAAATAGCGTATATTAGGATTTTTCTTGCAGGTTCAAGTCCTGTCATCCGCATTTTTATGAAAATCTTGTATTCACTGGTTCTCGTAAAGAACGTAGTGTTTACAATGGTTTCGGCAATTTCAAATTAGCTCATAAAATATGTTATTTTGCCATTTTGGGCATAAAAAAGAAGAACTATGCAACACGAAATGCAACACGAATTTGATACAATATGTAAAAAACAGCCCCAAGGAGTAACCTCCAAGGGGCTTAAGTTTTATGCTTTTTAGATTGCAATCAAATCTTTCCAGGTGTTCTCGCCACACTCTCCATCTACCACCAGTACTCCATTTCTGGATTTCTGATACTGTTTTAATGCGTAAATGGTATTTGCATCTGCCTTTCTGGATAAGCTCAGGGCTTTTCCATTCTTTCCTTTGAATCCTCTGGCAATTAAAATCTCCTGCAGTAACAGGACAGAAGTTCCTTCGCTTCCAAGTTTTACTAATTTTGGCTCAAACATATAACCGGCTCCTTTCGATGTGGTCGTTGATGGTTTTGTGCTAGTTGATGGTTTTGCGGTAGGCTTACTTCCAGTAGTATTGGTAAGTCCACTAAAATCAATCCCTTTTCCAGTAAATCTAAGACGATGCGTCCATCCGTGACTATACAGGTACCAGGGCTGTGTACGGATTTCATTTCCGGAGTTGTCCTTTGTATCGGCGGTTCCCTCGGATGATCTGGCGTGTACGATATTATTTTTATCAATCGCCATCGCTACATGACTATTGGATCCATTCGAATTATTGTCCGCCAGTTCCAAGTCGCCTTTTATCATCTGTTTGTGTGCGGTCTGATTCCTAGCGACAACCTCAAATCCGGCATTCAGCATCTTGAGCATATTGCCAGTATAAGAGCAATTCTCTTTGAGATAACGCGCCTGTTTGGTAAGCCCATTTTCGAGGAACGCATAGTAATAAGCAGTAAGTGCCAATGAGCTACAGTCAAAAGATTTCGGAATGTTAATTTCGTATAAACTCCTAATTCTCTGACTGTATCCATGACTGTTATCATTGGCAATATTTACCGCAAAGCTTACTGCATCGTTTTTCACATTCTGGATAATCTGTTCTTTTGTCTTTGCCATTGTTCCACTCTCCTTTGCTTCTGTATAATCTTTATAAAATATATTTCTATCAACTTTGGTATTAATTCCAGGAATCTTGGCCTTGGAGCTGTACTGCCATCCTACACCAATATCAGGACGCAGACGTTCTTGCAACCATCCATTGTCGTTACCTGGATATCTCGCAATCCAGAACTCATACTTCTTTAAGTGGCCACAAATCACATTCATGTACCAGTCAAGATTGCAATAGATTGCAAATTTATAACCAGCAGCAACAATGATCTCCCGGAACGCCTCTGCCAGATTGTGAATACTTTCAGCTCCAAGTACTCTCTGCCTATGATTCTCTAAGTCGAGGAATACTGGAAACTGAATTTTCCGTCCATTAAGCACCGAAACAACTTTCCTGGCTTCACTCCGGGCTTCGGATACTGTCGAAGCATAGGAATACTTGTATACTCCTACTGGAATTTTATATTTATTGCATCCGGCAAAGTTGTTCTCGAACTGTCCATCAATAACATTTCCGGCTTCTGTAATTCTCAAGATTGCAAAATCCATTCCGTAATTTGCAACCTTATTCCAATCGATCTTCCCTTGCCACGATGATACGTCAATACCTTTAATTTCCATATAAGCTCCTTTCTACTTTCCAATGTATACAAACTGTGCGCCTGCCAGATTGTTTTGTTTCATTGTTGTCCACGGAATATAGGTAATTTCCCCGCCTCTCATAATAGTCATAGTACCTCCACCAATCTGTTGAGTCACAATTATTCCCTGATTTTCAGCCGGCCGCAAATTTTCAGGAATTGTTCCAGTAGCACACAGTACCCGATTTGCCCACGCTTCCAAAGTTGCTGTCTTTGTATTAAAATTAATTCTTCCAAATACTAGCCCATTCACTCTTTTGGCATAAAACGCTATGCTCATTCCATCTACGGCACTTGTCAAATTCGTGTTATAAGCTGCATCTACAGTAGTTAATTTCTTTTTTATCGTTCCAAATAAGTCACTCCATTTGAGCTTTTTCATGGTTGCTCCGTTGCTTGTAGCGATAGGAAGTAGGTCTGTATCAGTAGGCTCAGTCGTGCTTGATAAATTGACTATAGAATCTGTTTTTAATGATACTGCCATAACATCACGTTACTCCTTTCCTGTAGAAGTGTTTATTTCTTCCAACTTTTTATTTAACATGTCTATTTCTGCTTTTTGTTGTTTAATCATGGCGAACATAGCTGGAATCATGATTCGTTCGTTCCAGTCTTCAACCTGTCCGTTAGCATGTCTAGTAGCTTCTGGAAAGTATTCTTCCACATCTTCTGCTATGAACATTGGTATGTATCTTCCTTCATTCTCATCGCCTTTAACCAGATACCCGTCTTTATATTTCGCCCACGTTGGTTCGATATTGTACCATTTTTCAATCTCTTGCTCTGAAATATTGTTTCCAATATCTTTATAGCGTTTTGAGGATGAAGAGTTCAGCATCAGTTGCTTGTAGCCTGTACGTCCGTCCCAGCAAACAGTATTTGCTGAAGTCGTGTATTCCATATTTTCTATCTTTGGAGAACTTGTAAAAGAGGCAGTATTAGTGACAGTCAAATTTTCAAATTCACCAGTATCTGCTGACACTTCTGTTGCATTTATTTTTAATTTTTCATCGTCCCAGCTGATTCCCCACGAAGTATTTTCAATCTCAATATCTACTTCATCTCCAAAAAATTTTTCAATATCAACTGGGAAAATTCCTTCGCTTGAGAACTGAACGCCTGTATATTTCATATGGTCCGAATCTTCTTCGTAGCTCGTAAACACGGTATATCCAGAATAATCCACAAGACCTTTTACAGAGTCTTTATCGTTTTTGATTTTTAGATAGCCGTTTCCGTTTTTGGCTCCACCCAAGGTTGCCGCATTACCCATGATTGCATCAAAGCTGATGTATAGATGCCCGTTGATGTAGTACAATCCTTTGAACTCACCATCACCAGATAGGATTTCGACAATCTGTTCTTGTGTTAGATTGTCCACATCAATCACTACCGCAACACTCTGCATATCCATCAATGTCGTAGTACCGCCGGAGGCATACAGCTTGCACCGAATATTTGTAACATCCCTAGGTATTCCAACTGTAGTTCCGTTTCCATCAGTGACCGTCTGACCACTTCCATCAGTCAGAATAGTGTACAGGTAATGTTTGACCGTATCTTCATCCGCTGAACTGGTGTAAATAGTTTTCCATGTGTTACCGTCAGCGGTCTCCTCGATCACGAATCTACCTTTATATGCATATCTGGTAGCTGAATCCCCGTCTCTGTAGTATGCGTTGAATTCTAGGAAATTCGGGCTGATATTCTTGTCTGCTCCACGTTTCAGCACATTGCAGGACGGTTCGATAATGTAAGTTCTTCCCGGTTTTCCATCAGCTCCCGTCTCGCCCTTAATCTTACTCCATGTATATTTTGTCGGGTCAGTGGAATCTGTCTTGGTGGTATCCGTATACTGGCCAATATACAGTTTATTAGTTCCATCAGAAACCGAAAAGCCTGTCTTTCCATCAGCACTGTTCGCGTAGGCAATATGTAGATAATACGTCTTTCCGTCTGTGCCGTTCGTTCCAGCAATACCATCTTTACCATCAGACCCCTCGAATTTTGACCACGTATATTTCTTCGGGTCTGTGCTGTCATTCGGTTCATAGTCTACATAAGTACCTATATACGTGGACGGAGTTTCAGTCATCTGACTAGATGATGTCGGATTTGCCACGGAACTATATTTGATGTGGAAATATGATGTCTTGCCGTCTACTCCATTTGTTCCATCTTTGCCATCTTTTCCGGGAACTCCTTGTTCGCCTTTTTCGCCTTGCAAACCATCCAGCCCATTGACTCCGTTCTTTCCAGCTTTAAGCTTGGCAATCGTGAATCTTCTTGTGATGGACAAGGTTTGCAGGTAAGTGGCTTTAATATCCACCCATCCGTTGTCTGCACTCAAGCCTGTGACAGTGTAAGTATGCGTATCTACATCCCAAGAGCCGGTTACACTGTCTGATTTTGTAATGGTATAGCTACAATCATTTGTGATATCTGACGAGCCGTACATAACTTTCGCTGTAGTTGTCACTGTTGGAAATACCGGAATGTTTCCGTCTGCGTCAGATGTGATCGTCTGCATATCGTTCGACAGCTGGAATGTCATATTCTTGGCAGATGCAATATTGTTGTCCATTTTTGTCAGTTTATCCGGCAAAGAACTACCACCAATTACAACATTATCACCACTGATGATTACTTTTTTGGTGCCCATATCAACCTGGAAGATTATGTTTCCATCGCTATCTCTGACAATCAGTGCGCCTGTGTCAATATAATCAGCATTGATACCATGTGCGTACAGAATTTTTGCTATCAAATCGCCTGTCAGAAAGAAACCGTAAGGATATGTTTTGCCACCATCATTGGATACGCCAATGGCTTCTGCTGTGAATTTAATTACATTTTTTGATTCTGCAAGTGTAGGCTTGTCATGCAGATATGTAATAGTACTGCCATCTTCCTGTGCGACTGATGTTTCATATAATCCAGAAGAATTTTTTAAGGTTTCTTCTAATTTCTTTACTGCTTTTTCTCTAGCTGATTGTTCTTTTTTTACAAGACGCCTTGCCTCTACGATTGCCTTAGTGGATTCTGACTGGAACTTGCTCATTCCTCTGATCGGATCATCGGCTTGAGTTTTTACAGTGGTCTTTCCATTAACGAAACAGGAAACGTCTGTCAGTGGAGTGATATACCTATTCCACTTGCGGTCGTAAGTATATGCCATATCTCCAAACTCAATGAGTGGATTATATGCAAGTTCTCCCGACATGTTACGGAATTTAGCTCCAATTATGGAATCACCGATTTGAGCAGCCACAGTGTCCAAATCGACATCGTTTACAAGATCATTCTCCAATTCAAGAACATATCCTGCACTTCCGTACATGGCTTCATTTTCTTTATTTTTGAGTTTGATTCCGGTAATCACAATATCATCACTGGATACAGTCGGACTCTCAAAAAAGTCTTTGAGCTTTTCGGATGTGTCAGCTGCTGATTCGATCAGTGTCAAGAATCCATCACTATCAATTGTCCAGTTCCCTGTCGGACTGATAAAACTTTCTGAGTCAATACTTGCGCCGCCTTTAAATGTTACATTTCCATCAGCGTCCACTACTGCGTTGTAATCTTCTTGTACATTGGAAAAATCCCATCTGATAAATCGCAAGTATCCTCTGCTGTCCAGGCGAGCGTTCGCAGTCTCAAGCATTCCTGCCCATCCGAACAACTGACGAAACGTCATGTTTTCCGGAATCTCTGACACGATCAGATTTCCATGAGCCATGGAGACTTCTGACGGAATACCAAGAGTCTCACACGCATCTCTAACAAGAGTCTCTATTGACTGTGGCAGAACCAGATGAGATATATAAGTTGCGTTCGTTTTATACATATCGTCCAAAGCGGTAAAACTAAGGATTTCGCCATATTGTTCTGGTGTCGTAATTGTATAAATACCTTTATCAATGGTTTCGACTCTGTCTTCTGTCGCTGCTTTTGTTGCCAGAATCGCACCGCCACTCTGGTCAAGAATTGGGTCATAGTTTTCATCCAGCAATTTATCTGTTGCAGCCAGACTTGCTACGGAGGTCTGCATTTTAAGATACGCATGAACTTTTGCCATGTAGAAATTATAGTTTTTCCACTGATCAGAAGTGTTGTCCAACTCCAATGTCATGGATTTACAAACAACGCAGCCAATCGGAAAGCTGCTACTTTCTGCACAATCAGAAAATGAGTTGTTGCTGCTCATAATCTCGTTCTGTACGGTTTTGGTTCTCCCATCAGGAAAGGTGATATCCACCACCTCCCAGACAGGTTCGCCATCTGCTAATTTCTGCTTAAATGTATCAGATACATTAATCAAGTGGATTCACCCCCTGCATGTTAAAAGATATTTTTGATACAAATTTTAAGTCTTGCGAAATTTCTCCAATAGTTAGGCTTGCTTTTCCGACATAAAACGGGTCAGTTCTCCATGCCATGTGGTAAAGCGACCAATGGTACAAATTGAAAGTTTTTCCTTTTGCGATAATTTTGAGAATTTTGTTTGCTTCTACAACTGGAACGTTTGATGCTTCATAGCTATATTGTTCAACTGTAAATAGTGGAGTCAGTAATGCTTTTCCAAACTGCGTACGGTTACTACCTTCTGAATAAGTTGTTTCAAGGTTGTAACCCATATCTTTGTCCGGCTGATAGATGGAAGCCCCATTCATTTTGTATCGTTCCGTTATGTTTTTTGGAATAGTTGCCACGCTTCCACCTCCTATGCCAGTTCAAACGGGTTTCTGCCGCTTGTATCACGTCTTAACTTTGCTTCTTCGATAATTTCATCAAATACTGTTCTTCGGTTAATCTGAGCAGTAAAATGATAATCTCCACCGGAATTGCTTCCGGATTCTTCGCGAACAATCTTTCTGAGCAGCGCTTCTGGTGTTTCAATGTTATTGCCCTGTTTCTGGTCGCCCAGGACAGCCAGAAATTCGCTTCTTGGTGGAATAACTGCACCTTTTGCCAGATATGGAATAGTCGGTACTCTTGGAAAGCTTGCGCTAAATCCGATCGTCTTAGAGCCGAATGGTGTAGGCACTTCCCACGGACCAAATGACATTGCAGATTCAATTCCACTGATCGCGCCGTTCACCGTACCGATTGCGCCATTTACGATACCGATAACTTTATTGAATATCTCTTTAACTTTGTTTTTAATACCCTCGAACGTATCAATAACCTTGTCTCTTGCACTTTTGAATTTATCAACGATTCCATCAACTATCCTCTTTACAACTTCTTTTATAGTGGACCATATAGCGCTCCACTTTTCTTTTGCACTTGATTTGATACCATTCCAAATAGAAACAATCTTTTCTGCCAAATCACTAAGTTTGGATTTTATTCCATCGACGAAAGCTATGGTTTTGTCTTTAATCCAACTCCATACCGCACCTGCAACTTCTTTTATTTTGTCCCAGTTTTTGTACAGCAATACACCAATCGCAATGCAAGCTGTTACTGCTGCTATAAAAATTCCGCCCGGTCCGACAGCTGTCGCAATGGCTTTGATTCCACCAATAATGCCGCCAGAGCCGGTCATGAGTGCAATAAGACCCTTAATGAAACTTGCTACTGTCGTTATACTTCCTGCGATTCTCGAAGCTAAGCCTGCAATCTTCGCTGCCGCAAATGCTCCGATCAGAGCTGCGCCGAATGCCTCAATAATTGACTGATGGTCTGCGAAAAATCTTGCCAAATCAGACACTAGGTTGATCACTATTGGAATTCCCGTTTCAATCAGCCATTTCAGCATTGGAAGAACAATATTGTTATAAATCCATTCAAGAACATTTCCGATAGATTCCAGAATTGGCGCAAACGTACTTGTCAGATTACTGATAGATTCCAACAGCGGATAGAAGTCCAGATTTGCCGCCCACTTTGCTGTATCCTCTGCAATTTTCTCAACAAACTGCATGACTACCACAAGGGCATCTGCTATGTTCTGAATAATCTGCGTACCGACATTGTTCTTGTTCCACGCATCGGCAAAACCGGATGCAATGTTTCCTATTGTTATAAGGACATTCTGAGCAATCTGAAGCATGGTCGTAAGCATCGTTGTACCTGTGCCGTTTGTCCAGACCTCTACAAGGCTTTTACCTACACTCTTAGCAAGTTTTGCAATTCCCGACAAAGCAATGTTTGCCGCGTTGATGGTATTCTTACCCTCTTTTTCCCATGCGTCCTGAAATGGCTTCCAGAGCTTTTTGAGAAGGTCAGCAAGTTTCTTTGCGGAATCACTAATCTTGTCAAGCGCGGTTTCACCCTCTGCGAGATTACCGTAGTCCACATTTCCTACTGAACTCGGAATGCCGCTGTTACCTGCTCCGCCGCTTCCACCAGATGAAGATGGTGTGGAAGATGAATTACTGCCAGTAGATGTGGCTTTGTGAACTTCATCAAGTGATGAAAGATAACTTTTTGTTTCTTTGTTTGCTTTTTTCGTGGCTGTCGCATTTTTTTTATTAGCATCTGCCAATTTTTCCGCATTATCTGCTGCCTGTCCATACTGATCTGCTGTATCTGCGATCGCGTCTGTTCCGGCAAGACCCGCTCCACTTCCGCTCGTTTGGCCAGAAGATTTCTTTCCAGTGATAAGCTCTGTGAAACTTTTGAAAGCATTTGCCAGAGTTGCCAGTTTGCCGAGTAAAACATTAATTAATTTCAGAACAGGAGTAAAAATATTAATCAGCCCCTGTCCAACTGTTGCCTTGAGAGATTGCAGTTGCAACTGCATCACTCTAACCTGGTTCGCCCATGAGTCAGATGTTCGGATGAAATCACCAGATGCGGCTGATAACTGTTCTTGTACAAAAGCAAAACGGAGAGCAACTTTCTCCTGTTCAGTCATAGCAGATGTGGTTTTGCCGTAGCCATTAGCCAGTGCATACTGGTCAAGTGCTGACTGGGTCATTACCACGCCGAGGTCCTTCAATGTTTCCGTTTCGCCCGTAAACACGGATTTCAGCTTGATATAAGCCAAGTCCTGACTAATGTTGTAGAATGATGCTACGTCACCGGTCAGCTGCGTCAGAGCCGTTGACATGTCGTAAGCCTGTGCTTCGGAAAAGCCGAACGACTTAGACATTGCTCCGAACGTTCCGACATACCTTTTTGCCATTGTTTCTGACAGTCCGGCTGAGGTCATAGCGTTCTTTGCAAATTCATTGACCTTATCCGACATGGTTGTGAATGTAACATCGACCACGTTCTGTACTTCTGTGAGGTCAGAGCCGAGTTCCACACATTCTTTTCCAAACTGCACTAACTTGCCGACAGCAAACGCCCCACCAATCAGCAAGCCGATTCTTTTTACAGTACTCCCAAGGCCGTTAAATGACTGTTTTATAGCTGATACACCATTTTGGACACCGGTTGTATCCATTCTGGTATCAATAATGACTGAGCCATCAGCAGCCATGTGTCCACCTCCTAACTATTTGAGGTTCAACATCTCATTCAGCGCATCTTTATACGCTTGCTCCTCGTCGCTGAGACGTGTTTTTATATCAATAATGTTCTTATTATCGTGATAGAATTTCTTTTCCCATTTATCCAGACGTTCACCTTTTGCTTTTTTTGACCGGATTCCAACAACCGTGTTGAACAGACATTCACCGGATTCCATGAAGTATCCAAAGAATGTCCACCAGTGCATGTATGAAACGGCTCTGATTTCTTTGCCGGCAACCTTGTTTACTGCTGGCACAATCATATCTCCATCCTGTTCCCAGTCCATCAAGCGGGGTTTGGGTTTGTTCGGATCATCGTCCGATTGTCCGCAGTCGATGAACTCCGATGCTTTCTGGCAAGCTTCGTCCAGACACTCAGGCGGTATGTTTCGCCAGTCCTCAAACAGAATCTGTAACATAACTACCGCTTTCGCCTGCTCGTCCAGTTCTGGGTCGTTCATGGCTATGAGAATATCAATAATCGCTCGAAAATCTGTCCTAATAGAAAAATCCACCCCACTGATGTTTAGTGAGGTGGGAAGCTCATAGGCGGTCATTTTGTATACTTCTCCGTATACTTATTGACTGCTGCCTGCATTTTCTTCTTTCTCTTTTCGATTTCCGGTGCAATTGCTTCTGCGATTTTATCCAGAACGATGTAAGCGAAAACCTGGCCATTTCCGAAAACAGTAGTCGCTGTGATCGGCTCTTTGAACAGGTCTTTTGATGCTTCGTAGCCAAGAAGATAGTTGATTTTATCTTCGATCTGTTTATTCAGTTCAGCCATTTCTTTACCAGACGTGACTTTCTGGATAGATCCTTTAAGCTGTTCAAAGTATTCTGCCGTTTCTTCTGCACGTGCTGCTACATTGATATCGGTCGGATTCAGTTTAAAAGAAGAAAAAACTTCGTCTTCGTTATTCGTGAATGTGAAAATGAGAATTCCATCATCAATTTTGGTATTAATTACTTTTGCCATTTAACATGTCCTCCTTGTATATGTGCTTATTTGCCGTCGGCTGTGAATGTACCGGAACTGATATCAAATTTTCCTTTTACACGTTCGCCAACATAGTTAACGGTAAACGGAATCTGATAGCCGGATGTATCACCGCCATAGGAGGTCGGCACAACATAACAATCCTGCTGGTATGCTTCATATTTGCCTTCCGTGGCTTCTGTCCAAAGGTGAACCTCAACTGCTTTTGTTTTGAGGCTGTCGTCCTTGAGACGTCCATCTACGATCTTCTGCAATGCCGTGAACAGATCAGAAGTAGTGTCTGCATAGAACGGATCAGCGTCAGAAGAAACTTCGTAGCCGTTATGTTTGAATGTGGATTCTCCAAGAATGTTTTTAGATGTTTCGGTATCTGGATTGAGTTCTACATTGTATTCTTCCAGATCTTTTCCAAGACGCTCATATTTCGGTGTCAGTCCTCCACAGAGGGAACCTGCATCAATGTAATGAGCCATATATTTACGGTCAATCTTGCCTGTAACTGCCATAGAAATGTCCTTTCTGCCTATAACTTTTAAAAGGTTGTGTAAGTTAGCGACTATCTCCAATTGATAGCCGGTTATTACTTGTTATATTACTTCATAAGTGTTTTCATAGCGCACTGACAATGGTAATAACCAATCCTGCACGCCATTCTCCTGCGGTTCTAAACCATAGGAGTTATCACGGGTGATACGTTTTATCACTCGCCCCTGTGAAAGTTCAGGAAATGCATTCAAACGTGTCTCAGAGCCGTTTATGACAACTGGTTCCCGACATATCCATTTACCGAGACTGTCAAGAAACTTCTGAACAGATAGTTTCTGCCTCTCCTTGTCGGATGCTGTTCGGTATACCACATAAAAGGGGTACTGGCATACCTGATGCATCGTTCCGCAGACATCTTCTTTTTCTGAATAGATCAAAGCTCCATTATCTGCTGAGAATGCAATTCCTGATTCCTTGCCAAGTTCCTCAAATTTGATTGTTTCATTTTCGTACAGCCCCGGATACTGGTTCAGAAGTGCTTTCATGGCATCTGTCAGAATCTCATATCCAGTTGCATCTTTTCCAATAGGTTTATCCGCCATGTCTGCCACCTCCTGCTTGTGCTTTTACTTTGCGAATCCATGCGCTGCCGTATTGTCGTTTAGCGGCATCAAACCACTTAGCCTGTGCCCGTGGGTGAGCCTGTCTGTTATATTCAAGATTCTCCTTTGCGGCTGTCTGACCAGAGAACTGGCTAACTAGAACTTTTTTTGCTCTAGCTCTTGCATAAGGGCTTCCAGTCAGTTCATCAACCATTCCTTTTCCCTCATACAGAAAGCGTCCATAAGGAGCCGCCGCAGCGCACACAAATCCGGTTCCTTGCAATGATGTGCTCTCAACTCTTGTTTGGTTAATGAAGTCTCCTGTAATCATCGGCATAAATGGCACCATGCTGTCCATAACCATCCCATCAAGGAGATACTGGGCTTCCTGATACTGTCTGGAGAATCTATCCATATTCAACTTGATTTTCATATCTCCATCGACTACGGAGAATCCTTTAAAATGATGAATCTTACTCATATCACTTACCCAGAATCTCAAAATGTGGAATCAGTGTATACGGACCGCCTACGCTGGTAATCTTAAACACGTTATCTTTGTTCTCGTTCATGTACTGGTAGAATCCATTCCGATAATCACTGTCAATTACCATTCCACCAGTCCACTCACCCTCCCAGAAGAATGATTCATCTGAGAATGTGATAGTGTCTTCCAGAGCGTTGTTAATCTGCCTTTTCCACTCTTTAGACGGCACCCATGGAAGAATCTTACCATTCTTGTCAGCAATGGTTATATCACCGTTCTGGATAGTGTATCGAACGTGTAACTGTGCGTTGTCAGTTGCGTCTGGTCCGTACTTTTTGAGGATTGCTCCCTTGTCAGTAACGAGGTCAACATCGGATAAAACATGAGGATACCAGTACGCATCTCCTGTCGTGGCTGATTCGTAATAGTCAAAAATCGTCACCGTTTTTTCGTACATGATACCCTCCTATCCTTCACATATTGCTTTTGAAAATCTATCAGAGAATGATTTTATTCGGACAATATTACCTTTGCACTCTTCTGGCATTTTCCCGTAAAAGATAATGCTTTCTGGGTGTAACTTCTCAATCATGGCATTGTAACCAGAAAGAAACAGTTCTTTCTTTTTCTTTCCGTTCATGCAACCAACCGAAGATACTGCAACTGTTCCACCCTCTGGTTCCCCATCGAAACACCAATTATAAGAATCCGGTGTACTCCATGAGATTGTTGGAATCACACGGCAATCATATTCTTGCAGATATGCACCAATCCAGTGCTTGCGGTAATGGTTGTATATCTGGATAGCTTTCGGAAAATCGGTGTAAGTGCTGAAATCTGGTGTTAGAATGTACCGGAATTTGCTCAGCTTATCCACGTACCTGTCTGGATTTCTCCACAGCGCGTCAAATTGGTAATCATCTAAGAAGAAATGAACAGCTTTCTCTTCTGGATTATTGCATTTTCCTCTGCCGTAATTAAAACCGACAAATTCACAGTTGCCCTCGAACGTCTCAGATTCTATCTGCGGTATACCGTATTCACCGACACCAGGGAAGATGCAGCGGTTCAGATTTTCATAGGCTATGCTGGTTGATTTATCTGCCATAGGCTATCTCTTTCTTTTCATGGCTCTGGTCATAAGTCTGTTTCTTCTCGCTGTCTTCCTGTATGCCGAATTATCTTTCAAGCCCACGCCAAGTTCATAATCAGGACGGTTTGCATGTTCTATCTCTCTGGCTTTCTCTGTTTTGTTCCAACTAGATACACTCATTTTCTTTACAGTTGCACCGTTGGATTCCACTCTTTTGCGAAACTCAGATGCAGACATGTTTAGTGGTGTTTCTTCGATATGTCCACCGATGCCGCGCTGATAATAATTCTGTTTGCCTTTTCTGGTAAACTTATATTCTGTTGTTTCTCCATTCATGGTCACAGAAAATGTGGTTTCTTTTGTTCCACTTAATCCGCTACTTCCGCCACGTCCTCCCATAAAATCACTCTTTCTGCACTGTCTGCTTAATAACCTGATTCACACCGGTTGCCGACAAACCGTTAAACATACCGACCGCAACTGCTGTGATATAATCTGTTGCCGGGAAATCTGGGATAACTCCCATCCCGACTGCTCCGAGAATTCCACCAATAACCGCCATAATCACCGGGATCCATTCATCGGAGATTCTTTTTGATGCTTTACAGCCCATTCCTACGATGTAGCAGATCATAACGATTGCTATGCATGAACCTAATGTTGAAATGTCCATCATTTACCACCTCTTAACGCCTGAACAACATTCATAAAATTGGCTGTATTTTTAGCCATTTTCTCAACATTTTCAGGCTTTTTAAGTTCTTCAATAGTTTCACGGAATGCCTGCTTTATTTCGGGATTTTCTCTGAATATCTTTTTCACATTTTTTCTTGAACATTCAAGACAAATATCAGTACTCCAATGTGGCTTGAGTTCTTTTCCGCACTGTCTGCATTTCATACTCACACCCCCGCATATAAAATTGGTATCCCATCGTCTGTTCTTACTCCCATCAGCAGCGGAAGCGCTGTTTTGAGGAGCAGATCATTCGTTTTGCTCACATCCCCCGCAGCGGCATATACTGCACTCCATTCCTTTGCACTCGCCCCAATCTGCTGAGGTGTTGCGTAAGAGATGGATTCACTGCCAGATGATACAGATGTTACAATGCCTGTCGTGCTACCACCGGACCCGATTGTGGCTGACGTACCACTCACAGCGGCATTGGTAGCATTCTTTTCGGCAAGTTCAATTTGATACATTAATTCAGCCAATGAACAGACCGCCTTTTTGATGCGCTTCTGTGAGCGTTCGTTCGTCGGCAGTCCGTCCACCAACCTATCAAACGTCATTGTGTCCACAAAATCACTGGCTCTTTCTGCCAGTCGTGGGAAGTCGGATTCTGGCACGACATTGCCGAATGATTCTGTATAGAATTTATAATCTGCATAAGCCATGCCAGTTACCTCCCACGATCATCATTTTGCTGTTACAGTCGCATGTCCGGCACTCAACGCCTTATAGGTACTGTCACACTCAACCACTGTGATCACCTGCCCTGTTGCTGCGGTAATGTCAGCTTCTCCATCCCACGCAGTCCAGTTCTTCACATTCTGGCCATAATCTACAGTAGTCTCAGAAGATGCAACTTTGTACTTATATGCATTTCCTGCGCTTGCTTTTGTCGGAGTAACAGTCACTTTAGTATCTCCGCTCTTACTTCCTGCCGCAGAATTTACAGTCAGAGTTCCAAGTGTCTGAGTTGCATTGATAGTTCCGACAGCAACAGCGTCAATATATTCTGCAAAGAGGGTAAGCCCCATGATTGCGAATGATTCAGACACTGCTGTGTGGTAATTGCCCTGTGTATGGAATCCGATCAGATTTGTTTCACCGGATACAGTATATACAAGACCCGCTTTTGCGAAATCAGATTCGTTCGGGTCAACATAGTACAGAACGATATTTTCAGCAGGTGTAGCGATTACTGTTCCTCTCGGAATTTCACTGTCAGACAGTAAGAAAATCGTATTGAATCCCAGGAAGTCTTTCACATACTGGAAGCCGAACTGGTTCTGAATAGAAATCCCAGCTGCTCCGATATACTCGTACACGTCCAGAATATTTACAAACCCAACAACGCCAGTTACATTTCTATGCATTTGTTTGAATTTGTTTTCTACACGACCTTTAGCCATTGCCAGAGCCATCTGGAAAGTGGTTTCCGTGAATGAGAGAGTACCTGTTTTCAGATAGTTGTAAAATCTTTCAGTAACATTAGTCTGAAGCTGGAAGAGGAATTCATCATCGGTCATCTGAACAGCGTTCTCGTAACCGTGATCTTTGATTGCTTCGATAGATACAGCCTTTGCGTATTTCTCGATAGTCATTTCTGCATAGGGTTTTTCTTTTACAACGAATTTGCTGTAAGGGATTTCCTCACCTTCACCAACATTTCCGCTCTGTAATGTACCCTCTGCATATTTTGATTTAAGAACCGCTCCGGGCGTCTTTTTGATTGGACGCATGATACCAAGTATTTCACGTAAGTGTTCCCAGTTTCTTTCGAATCTGGTAACAAAATCAATCTCACGTGCTTTTACCTGAATATCATTTGTCATAATAAGATTAGCTTTTGCTGTCATATAAAAATCCTTTCTACCCATAATTGTTAAGGTATTGGGTTAGCGGCTATACCCTGATGTATAGTCGGTGTAAAAAATCACTGGAATAACTGGATGTTCTGAGCAATTGCAGCCTGTCTCTCGGACGGGTCTTTGATTGCTTCGATATCTTTCTTTGTCATGCTTCCCGGTGTCTGCTGATGTCCAATCCGCGATGTTGCAAATCTCGCCTGTTGCTGCTTGGCCTGCTGCTGACTTTCATCTACAAATGTATCAGGCTCATCCTGTTTCATCTGTTCAAGTAAATCATTAAGTCCAAGAATCTTTCCGTCCTTAAGCTTAAGACCAGCTGATTTGATATCGGCAGTAACAGATCTTTTGGCTGCCGGAGATGAAAAATTAACATTTTCCAATGCAGTTTTAAGAGCATCGTCAAAATCTCTTTCATAGATTTTCTCATTGAACTCTCTCTCCGCATCCTCGGCTTTTTTCTTCCATCCAGCAAGCTCTGTCTGAATATTCGCCGGGTCGATACCGTCAAAACCTTTCAGAGTTTCTTCTGCTGTCTCGGCACGTTCTTTCCAACCATCACGTTCTCCCTCGACTTTCGACAGGGTTTTTGCTACTTCTTCGGCATTCTTATAATGCTCAGAGAGTGCTTTCTCCACATCTGCCTGCTTGTCCTCCGGGATCTCAATTCCAAATGATTTTAAAGTGTCAATAAGTTTCTGCATATACATCCTCCTGGTCGTGTTTATTGACCTGCCGCCGCAGGTAAGTGGATTAAGCCAGTTAGACCACTGGCAGGGTAAGCGGAACTTCCAGAGTCGAACTGGAAAACTTGTATCTATAGATATTTGTCCTATAGCCGATAGGTTCCACATAACCCGGATTCCCGGGTTAGCAAGGTATTTTACGTGCTATGCCTAAACACGGGACGTTCGGGCTACGTCAACACCGCCTATACGGTCGCACACCTCTGCACGGGTTGGATTTCACTGTTCAGTTATATGTGCTAACGAGGAGGTATGCCGTCATGCACTAACGGCAATGGCGCGTGTCGGAAATTGCGTCCGCTTTTCAACCTCATGCTTCTTGTGTTGGATAAACACTGCATTTTCTATTAAGGACACGCACCCAAGAAAGGAGGAAAGCAATAAAAATGTCTATGTCAAGCATTTCTGCTTACAAATCTTCCCTACGAATATATTGTATCACAGAACCTTCAAAAAGTTGTGGTACATGTTTTAGCCAATTAGAGCATATCCCTGAGCTTTTCCACGTATCTTTTAACAAGATCACGTTCCTCCCGGCACTCCGCATCCTTGGACATATCGCTCATTTCTGTTGTGAGTTCGTCCAGATGTTCTTCCAGAGCGGCAAGCATCTTTCTCTTGCAGTCCTCGGATTTGCCGGAACGATAGCTCTGTTTCTGCGTCATATAGTCGTCATAAGCATCTCGTCCGTCAGAACGGCTGTAATGTCCTCTGACATAATGCTCACCACGTCTGGAATAAGAACTACCCCTGTCGTAATCCGGCATCATTCTGCCGTCATTTGAGCTGTATCTCCCCATGCTGTCGCGCTTTCTTCCACGTTCGCTGTAATCGTCATTGTAGCCACCACGCATCTCATCAAGGACAGTATTGTAATATTCCACTTTCTTGTCCCAGTACTGCGTATTCTTGATATCTTTATACATATCAATCAGTTTGTATGTCATTTCCAGATTTCCAGTGGTCAGCCCACTGTCAGCAATTTTGGACAGTTCGTCTTCAATTCTTGCACATAAGTCTTTAATGTCTCTCATAATCACACCTCCTATGCTTCTCTGGTCACAACAATGTTTGCATTCGCAACAGAAACAGCCTGATCGCTTGTGTTCTCTACTGCGATATTAACGCAACAACCGCGAGGTACATCCACGTAAATTCCAGAAGACACATTGTTATACTGGTCTACTGCAGCCGGTGTGGAGATCATCTGGGAAGATAATACTGGTTCGCCAGAGATTGCAATAGCCAGAGAAATAGCTCCGACAGTACCGCCTGTTGGAATTGCGATATTACCAGAGAAGTCCACGAAAAATCTAGCCTTGCACTGGTTAGTAAGTCCTCTCAGCGTAATGATTCCACTTCCCTCCCTGTGTTGAATGCAGTTAGAACCTTTGACTGCTGTGTTTGAAAATACTACGTTTCCATTTGCTGCTACAGTCTGAGCAGCTACATTTGTAAATTCTGCCATAAAAATACTCCTTTCATATCACAAAAGGACAGGTCTCAGCCTGCCCTCTGTGTAATACGGCATAAGCCGACATCCGAATCAATCGAAAGATACTCTCGATATGAAGTTATCAGCAATTACATCCAGTGTTGCATCCGCATCCGTAAAATGTGTTCGGATTAGGAACCTGATATGCCGGAATCGGTGCCGGATTAATCGCATTAATGAGCTGCTGTGTCTGTGAAGCCATTGCAGTTGTGAGAAGTGCGCTCTGGCGGTCCTGAGAAGCAGCACGTCTGAGGTCGTTATTTTCAGCCTGCAGGTTAGAAATCTTTTCATTGCAAAGATAGTCGAGAATGGCTCTTGTCCCAGCGTTCTGGCTGTCAATGATATCTCTTGTGTTGCTGTTCATGGTGTTCTGTAATGCACAGGTGTTCTGCGCCATATTGTAGTTTACGCCCTGAATTGCTTCTCTGGTTTCGCAGCAACAGTTCGCAAGCTGTGCCTGGAGTGCATTGGTATTCTGCATATTTGCTACAGTGTCAGCGTTAATAGCCTGCTGAATGCCGAAACCAGTCTGCATGATGTTTGTGTTGATTCCGTTGAATCCGGTAAGCATACCATTGTTCATTGAATAGAATCCGTCACAGAGACCGTTATTGATTCCGTCAAGTTTGCTAATCACAGCGGAATTGTCAAATCCTCTCTGGATGTCTGCCTGAGTAGCTGCTGTGGCTGCATATCCACCGCCGTTGCCATTATTGCCCCAGCCGTTGTTTCCCCATCCGAAGAAAGCAAAAATGAATAAAACAATAATCCACCAGCTACCATCTCCGCCAAACATGCCGTCATTATTTCTGCCGTTTCCAGTAGCAGCGGCAATATCTGCTAAGCTATAATTTCCATCCATAGTTATAATCTCCTTTATTGTGTATTTACATCAATCTGGCCAGATTGTAATGTACTATTTCATATTCTTCAGCAGATTTTGAAACTGCCCTGCCATCTGTTGAACCTGATTAAGTTGCTGCTGAGAAATCTTCCCAGACTGTAACATCTTCTGGACTTCTGCTTTCGGGTCTCCCTTAAAATTCTGCTTAAACTGCATAAATTGCTGTATCATCTGCATTGGCCCGTTTCCCTGTGGTATTCCGCCGCCAAGTGCGTTAAATAATGGATTACTCATCTGCATTTCCTCCCTTAGCCGCTGCTTCCTGCGCGGTACTAGCCCTAACAGGTTCAGAAAAAGAATTTAATCGGTTTATGATAGCTTCGTATTTGCCCTTTAAATCATCATATTCCCGTCTGGTGACATATTTACTGTCCATGTTCTGAACAGGCTGTTTAGGTGTCATCTGAGCGCCTATTTCATGATACTCAAACGTCCGTAATGGCTGTGGCATACCGGAAACGTCTGTGGATTTTATGTAGAACTTTTCACTTTCACTGTCCATCAGCAAAACACTTGTTCCGGGTGCTACCAGATAGGATTTTGCACCGACTTCGCCAGATACCCACAGGATGCCATTGTTATTCTGTTGGGGTTGCTGTACTGGCTGAGTTGACATCTGAACAGGCTGCTGCTGGAACTGATTCATCTGTCCCGGGACGCCAAAACTATATTGGTAAGGATTGTTATATAATGCCATCTCGTACACCTCCTATGACTTATTCTATGACTTATTCTATGACTTTCTATAGCTATATTTTTGCATAAAAAAAGAACCGGAAACAGTTCGTTTCTGGTTCTAATTAGTGTCTAAAAAGTATCAGCACACTTTGATTATTTTATTGTTCACCCTCCGGCTTAATCGCTTCGCCGTGGATATACTCACGTTCATATGTTCCGCGCAGTATTCGAGCGTGTGTTCCTTGCACCTCAATCGGAATAACTTTTCCTCGTCCGGTGTAAAATTACACTCTGTCAAGAACCTGTCTATATCTTTCTTCGTGAACACATATAACTTCATAAGCATACCCCTTATCAATGCTAACGTTGATTCTGTGCAAGATACTCCGTGAGCTTCTGCTTTGTTTTTTTTAATTCCTCAACATTATTTCCACTAATCTGACTATCCAGCATGGTTGATAGCACTTCCAGAATCAATGAATCACGTTCCGCAATCCTCTGAAGACTCTCGTAATCTCGCTTATCATGTTCTTCCAGTGTCTCAACTCGCTTGTTGAGTCGAAATGCCGGAGTAATCCATTTAAAAACAACAGCTGCTGCCCCTCCAATAATTGATACTCCTCCACAGATTGAAAGAAAAAACTGAATAAATTCCTGTATGCTCATTTAGCTACTCCTTTTCCCAGTAATATACTGGGACTTCATTTCCGGAATCCCATGTATCATAATATTTACCATCTTGTACTGTCACCACATGACCATCTATGCAGAGAATGTATGTGCCTGTCTGATGATCTGCGCAAAAATCATTGACTGTATAGATATACCGTTCTGATTGCTCAATCAGTTTGCGTCTGTACCCATGTTTGTAGAGGTACGCTCCCCAAACGTAATTAGCTGATGGCATATCTGACAGAGTACATGCCTGTATCATTAATCCGGTAAAAACCGTTTCCCAGTCGAAGCCGGTTGCTTTACATATTGCCCGAACAGCACAATCTCCGACTCGATTTCCAGCAGGATTCGGATTGTAATATTCCCATCTATCCATCAGTCAATCCCCTTTGCTGTTTTATATCTCTTTGCCGCTCCTCTGGCTTTTGCGGCGTTCTGGCGGTTCCACTTCGCTATCATGAGCCGGTCTTGTAGCTCCCTCAGGCCGTTCTGCTTGCAATAATCTTTGTATGCAGCATTTTGTTTTTGGAGAAGATAAGACTTCCGGTCAAGGTCTTGTTGGAGGGCGAATTTCGCCTTTTCGTTCGGTGCATTGTCAACTCCTGCTTGCAGTCCAAGAACCTCTCTCTTCGTTTTGCGGATTCTTCGCTCATAAGTACGTTGCCGCTGTTCCTTTTCGTACTGTTTTCCCTTGTCGGCTTTATCTTGTGCCGATAGTTCTGCATAGGGATTTGGCATTCCTTCCACCCAAACTGAAAAATGATGCCTGCAATTTACCCCGCATATTCCATCAGCTTCGCCATAATGACAATTTTCAATAAAATCTGGATATTGGCTTGCTTTTTGCTCCAGCATTCTACGATATTCTGGTGTATCTCGTTCCTGAAAGAACTCCGGCTTGATTTCTTTTAATTTTTCCCAGTCTATGGAAAATACCTTCCCTTGCCATACTTCATGACTTGGGCGACTTCCTATGTGCGCCGATGTCAATACTAAACCGTATCCCATTTCTTTCATTCTTGTCAACTGAATATCAGCACACGCCTGCGCCACTCCAGTTCTGACAGAACGTGCGACTGCTGTTTCGATCGTGTCTTTTCTGCCAGATGGATATGTGACCGTAACACCATCACTCACAACATTATTAACCGCCTCTTTGATGGCTTGTGTATACCCAACTGCTCCAGTCATCACATGATTGTATACAAGGTCACACTGGTTGATATACAACGCCTGAGCCGCATTTGCAGTTGTCCTTGTGAAGTTCTTCCACTCTCTCATAGTCGCAAGCATATTTCGCTCCATGAGTCTTATCATAGCCGGTGATTGTTCGAGCGGTACAGGGCTTAATCCTGCCGCCTTGTATATCTTATCATCATAATCGAGAGCAGTGATTCCGGCATCTTCAAACGCTTCAAGAAGTTCCTGCTGTTCGCGTTTGGTGTATCTGGATAATTCCGTCAGAATGTCCTCTAACAGTTCACCGGATTCCTGTAGTGTTCTGATTCTCCACGCATCGGCATTAGTCAGAATATAATCTTCACCTCTGCCAATTCTTGCCATCATTCGAGACACGATTTCAGAGATGATATACTGATGCAGTTCTTCTGCAATCTGTTCACTGCCCTCTGTTATCCGGCGTAAATATTCTGGACTAAGCATAATTATTCCTCATCACCGAACAAAGTCGGTTCTTTTGGCTGTGCTTCTTCAACCATTGCCTTAGCTTCCTCCTCGGTCATTCCCTCGAATTTCACGAAATACAGCCATGCCGGAACCTTGCCGGTGGTCACATACTGCCACCATCTTGCACGGTCGTTTTCTCTGACATAGAGAATGTCTCCGAAGTCATAATTAACTTCATAAGCTCCGACAGGGGCAAGTCCGTACAGGTCGGCGTAAACGTTCAGTGCGTAGATTACTTCATCCAGACAAGATTCCAGTTTATCTCGAACATCTTTGATGAACTGCACTGTCCTCTGCTGTTCCGCTTCTACTCCTGTAGCTGTCTGAATACCGCTAGATTCGTTGAAAACAAAGTACCCGTTGGAGAATCCAATCTTGTACCCTAACTGGCTTAAAAGGGCATTTATGCCGCTTATGCGGGTATCTGTGTTGAGTTGTGGATTGATTTCTTGATAAAACTCTTTCTCGTCCTGCCCGAACACATTCTTGACAAAGTGCGGTAAATTCATCTCATTCCGTCTGTTCTCCATACCCTGCGGTGACATAGCTGCTACAGGTGTGCCGCTTGGCATCAGTAGTCTATCATCTGCCAGAACAATCTTCTGCGAATCGAAAATTTCTCCGGCATTTCGGCTGTATGCAATATCCAAATCCTTTAACTCTTCAATGGCTTCGGCAAATATTGGAAGTCCAAGTGGTGTACTAATGTCTACATTATTCGCTTGTGGTGTCCGCAGCACTCCGTACAGAGGTCCGTCCAGCTTCTCGCCGTTTGCCTTGAGTATTGGTGGCGTGTCTGCCATAAGGTCTGCCCATTTGGTCTGTTTAAGGTCAATCTTATCTCCGATGCTCTGAGGGGATTTTGATACATAGGCTCTGTTGGAGACATGATACGGACAGGTCGTTACGCCGTCCACGGTAGTTTCAACAAATCTATGATATTCAAGCCGTGTGTAGTATTTCCGTCCAACAGTATAAGAATCTTTAAATATGATTCCCTTTATTTTCTGATTATCATAATCTACAATCATCACATCTGCCGGAGTGAATACGTCAAGGCTCTCGCCGTTTGGCTTGATAAATACTGTTCCATAAGCGCATCCATATTCTACCCAGTGACGAATCTGGAAATATACCTTGTCAATCTGCTCCTGTAACCACGTAGCCCTTGCGGAACCGTCGATTTGGATGCCGATTGCCAGTGTTGCGAGCCGGGCTGTTTCTGAGCAGACAGATTTAGCGAAATTAATCGTCTTGATATTATTCTTGTCATCCAACCATTCCGGCGCACCCCTATAGATGTTCGCACACCGGTTAATCAGTGATTCCATCTCCGGGAATTCTGCCGCCTGGATATTAAAGTCCTCTTCGGCTTGTTTTTTGAAAATCATGTTAAACCACCTTTTTAGTGTTGTTATAAGTCCCATTTAGTCACCTGTCGCTATCTTCTTTCCACACATCGGACAATAATTAAGGTCAAACGGTCTGGAAGTAATGCTTCCTTTTCGGTCTTTCATGTACATGTACAACATGCATCCGTATATATATTTGTTCTTCTTGCGTTCTGGATTATCATAGTATTCTTTGTAAGAAGCTAAATTATCACAAAATTTACACATTATGCACTGTGCCCCCTTCTTCTCCACAACGATTCTGAGCCATACCGGACAGAATCTATCAAATGATTACCCTTGTCCGGATATCCACTGCAAATATTTCCATCTTTATCACGTTCGTATTCGTATTTCTTGAACTCTTTGCAAGCATTTGGCGTTCTTTTTGGGTCAAACACAAGCTTTCTTCTTTGCAGCCACTTCATAGAATACTCAATGCTTCCCGGTCCTTTGATTGCTCCTCTTGCTGGGAGTCCTGAATCTCTGTAATCATTGATTGATTTAGGCTCGGCAGAATCGCAAGTAATTTCGTAATCATCGTACTGTCTTCGCTTAATTTCATTCGCAGTCCATTCATTTGATTTTTTGTTTTCGTAAATCTCGTCAATAAAATAGATTGTTTCTCTGGCGGAATCATAATAGATTCTGGAAAAAGCATATTTATCCGGGTACCAGCCCCAGTCAACGCCCTGATAAATTCTGTCAAAGTGACTAATTTCTTCATCCGTGATAGTTCTTTCTTCGATGTATTCAAAGATATTTCCACCATTTCCGTTAGCATGGCCTAAATACTCATTGTCGTAAGCATCTGGATTTACTTCTTTTAGATGTTCGGCATCTGCAAGGAATACATCTCCAAGCCATTCCTGTTCGATTCCCAAATCAAGGTAAGTGCTATGCACAACCATTACATTTTCGTCTTTTTCTTCCGCTTCTGCCGTATACTCATTCGCCCAGTTATTCTTACTCCTAGGCGGGTTGAATGACTTGAATTTATATGCTTCATTACCACCACGAATAGCAGACTGTTGAATATTTCGGATTTCTTCTGGATTAGAAAACTGATCTAACTCCTCGAACCAGACAATACCGATATATCCAAACTCTGGCTTGATAGACTTAATCTTTAATGGATCGTCAGCACCACGAAAGTAAATCTTCTGTCCAGTAGGCTTATACGTAATCTCCATAGGAGATACCTTGCACACAAATTCCTCATTTAGATTTAATTTATCAATAGCCCATTTCATCTGAGCGTAAACAGAATCTTTGATAGTGTTTCCGACTTTTCGCAGAATCAGAGCGTGCATGTTCGGATTATTCTTCAGCAGTTCCGGTATAATCAGAGATATAGTTGAGGACTTCATGGAACCACGTCCACCAGGAAGAATGTATTCACTATGTTTCTTTGCTCGAATATCCCTAATCATTTTATGAAATACGTCCGGGACAATGTTCAGATCAATATGGTATTCACCTTGCAATCTAGCTTTTTCTTCTGCTTTCTGCTGTTCTTCTCTGGCTTCTTTTATGGCAAGCGTCTTTTCCAGATCATTCATGGATTTCAGCTGATCGGAGAAATCCGGAGCAAATCCGAATGAATCAGTCAGCTCACCTCTTGCGATCATGGAGCGGCGCTGCTGAATTTCTGCCAGTGACATGATGTCAGTGCCTTTTTGTTTTTCGATGAGGGACTGTTTTTCAGCTATATATGCTAAAACCTTATCATTTCTTATCAGTCTGCTTCCTTCTACTTCATGATTTTTGTATCCAGCTCTTCTTGCGGCATCAGATGCATTCCCGCCATTTTTTATATATTCATGCACAAACGCTTTCTGTTTAGGAGTGAGATTCATTTACCCACCGTCCTTTGCATCCGGGATAAAATATCTTTCAATAATACTCTGGCTAACATCTATTTCTTGTCCAGTTTTACATAATACAAACATATTTCTAAATTTAAGCTTGTCTGCAAAATTATCCCTTATTTTTTCTATGACGGAAAACGGAGGTATTTTTACTTCCTCTCCTTCTCTTGTTATTCCAAGTTGACTTGCCCCATTTAATATATACTTATCTCCCACCATCATTTTCTGACCGCCTCCCATATTTCTTTTAGGCACATGACCACATCATACTGGGATGCAGTTCGGAGTATTTCGTAATCGCAATCTTTCCATTCGCCTCTTTTTGTGAGGTGAAGTGTAGGCGTTGATATGATTGTTACTGTTATCAATCGTTCCTGTTCATGGCTGTAGAATTGTGATGTTCCGATTTTTATGATTAATCCGGTGGATAATATAGCTTTTTGGAGTTTTCTTGTAACTGCTTTTAAGTTCGCCATATCATCACCTCATTTCTGGCTATAAAATCCCATAGTAACACTTCTGAGTATATTCTATCACAGGTCAGTGGAAAAGTTGTGGTACATGTTTGAGGAATTTTGTGCTAAAAAAGAGCCGGTAAATACCGACTCTCTAATTTTATTCGTTGCTTTGTAATTTTCTGATTACCTCGCCCTGATCTCCCGGGCATCCCATGAAGCATTCCAGGCAATGCTCGTAAAATGCACATCTGATGCAATCATGTGGACTGATTGAGTTGCAATATTGATGTAGTACTGCAAATGCTGATATGGCGAGCTGAGGTGTTATTTCTGGTGGTTTAAACATCATGTTTTTGCTTGCTCTGGTCACTTCCACATTATCATCTTTGAACTTTATAGTATCCCCATTACATTTTATCGTAACTTCGTTCTTTTCTCTGTCAATTTCAAGTGTAGGATTGTCCAACATGATTATCAATTCCTTCTCATTAATGTGCAAGTAATCCAACAAACAGCGGAAGAACTAATGCCATTAAGCATAATGGTTCTTTTGTATAACTGAGTGCCGCTATTACGGCAAATGATGTACTGGCCCATGCTACTGATTTCGCCATTGCTGTATTAAAATCCATTTAATCACTCCTCTCCCCAGTCAATTTTCTGCCCGCATTCAGAACAGTACTTGCTTATTTTTTTACCAATAACAGGTGTTCCGCATTTCGCACATTTTTGAGTGGAAAATATATTGTACGGAAAATCTGGAACATATTCTTCAGGTTTGCATGGAATCTGCTTTTCCAATGCTTTTGCTCCGGAATCACACGCCCATGCTTCCTTGAGATATTTTTTCTTCCATTCATCTTTGTTTTCAGAACTTTCAAGGAAACATAAATGCTGGTCTCTCATATCGGATAATGTGTCTTTTGCTTCTTCTGGATTCATATTAATCTACCTCTTCATCATCAATCTCGACAATTTTTAAGTCTGCAAAATCACAACACATCGCAAACCCATCAATCATTTTCTTTTTAACACCAAACACTTCCATAATGTAAGAATTATCCTCCATGATTTTTATTACATCTGATTTTTTAACATATTCAGCCATTCTTCTTCATCTCCTCCAGCTTCTTCTCAGCCTCTATATGGGTGAGAAACCATGTTTTTCCGTATTCTATGTCAACGCAAATTATATTCGGGGCGTGAATACTGTCTTTATCGCACTGTACGAACCATCCTCTTTGTGAAAATACAATGCTGTAAACTTTTTGATGATACACTCTGTTATTTGCTTTATATCCATTCAGGACATTTAAATCATAATTTGCTTTGCTCGGAATCTTATAAATATCATCACCGATTTTAACCGGCAGTTTTACAAGCATACCCTGCTCTTCTAAGTCTTCATAATTGCAAAGCTTTCGTGCTGCTGAAATGTAATCGTGCTGTTTAACCCAGACATCTGATTCTCCGTCTGGTGTAATATCATATCTTTCTGTTAATCTCTCCATCTACTTCACCTCTCCAAACCAGTCCTGAAATTCTTTCATACAATCAGGACATAAATCCAGAGCATTATGTGTGAAATATCTTCTCTGACTATCCAGATTTAATACCATGATCCCATTAGGATTTTTTTTATCGTTTTTAGAATTGTACTGCTCATACAGTTTTCCACATCTATCACATTTCTTTGCACATGCCATTAATCCATTCCTCCTGTAATCTCATCAATGCACTCATTCCGTCCTTCTGCAAATCCTGCGTCAAATGTATTAGATGGATAATCTCCATTGTCTTTCTCTGGTAAATCCATAAGCGGACACCAATCTGGCTTAACGCTCGTGTCCTTAATATCTTTCTTTTTCCCTCTGCAATATTGCGAATTAAGTGTGAATCCGCACAAATAGCATGAACAGCAATTTTTTGGCGTATTTATCACTAATACTGATTTACTCATCTGATTCCTCCTGTAATAATTTTTTATTGTCGAAAATGTTACCAACCACTTCCATTTCGCACCTATCGATATAATCTTTGATCAGTGGCATTGACCAGCAGAATGGTTCGCATCTGCTGATTGCATCTGTCTGAATAACTTCGTAATGCCATCCGATAACTTTATCTACTATAGATCCGGTTTCAATATTTCTTACACCAAATTCTCCAAATGCCACTTTTACAAGATCTTCTGAGTTTCCACGGCACATCAGGATGTCATTTTCCTAAATTCTCTTCCCGTTCTTGTCGCAAAGTCCTGTGAACTGGCAGAGGGTTTCTGGATCAACCAATTTCATTCTGTCTGTTATTAAAAAGATGATTGGCAATATACTCGCTTTTTTTATACGGCTGAACAATATAACAATATCCGCTGTCAATGTCTAAATCTATGAGGCTTCCTTCTATCCATTCACCATTATCAATCTGCTTTGCCTTGAAAAGAATTTCTCTCATTCAACTCCACCGCCTTTCACGATTTCGATTGCCCTGCTCAGTCCAGCATTGTATCCTTGATGCACATCAGATAAAATACATTCTGATTCAATGAATTTATCTCTTTCCAATTCGCTAATAGCCTTATCCGCATCAAAAGCTGTCGGCTGTCTGTTAACACAATCAATAAACTCTTTCTGGTCGGAACTAATACTTGTGCCAATTTCCCAAATTTTGATGTATTTAATTAATTCGTCTGCATCTATTAGTCTGCTCATATTCTATTCTCCTAACTGTTTTAAAATTTCTTTTGCAATTCTATTACTTTCCTGCATGGAAACTCCCCATCCATTAAATTTTCTGTGGCATTCATCACAGTTCCATTCATCACTATCGCTTTCTTTAATTTCACTATTGAATCTGCAATTATCACAATACATATGATCGAGAGCGCTATAAATGATGTTTGCAATATCGTCTTGTTTGCTACTGACATCGTTTACGTGCTTCTGTCCAGTTAAATATTCAAATGCTCTCAGCTCATTTTTTTCGATCCATTTAATCCATGCACCGCAATCCCCGCAATACAATCCTGTATTATTCCCGGCTTTCTTGACAAAAAGGTTTTTACTGTTACACTTTGGACATCTATATTCTTTCATTTATTCATCCTCCCACACTCCCAACAACCGCATCCTCTCATACAGTACAGCGACGGTCTTGCGCCTGTATCCGTAAAAGTCCTTCGGGTTCATCGGGATATATCTTTCTCTGCTGATTTTCCTGTAACTTTTCCGGTGTAGGATATTCTCAATTACCATATCCGCTATCACCGTGTTTTTCGGGCAAGCTGACAAGGCAGCACCAGAAAGCAGGTATCCGTACTCTGCCGGGAAGTCTTTCAGCATCGTATTCAGTTTTTCAATGTCATCTGCCGGAATACCGTAGTCTTTCAGCTTTTTGTTCCTTGTCAGCATACCGTTCTCCTTTCTAATCGTCTGGGTGGTGCTTATCGTACATGATCGCCACGCATACAATGCCAACCACTCCGAATATGGTTCCAAGGGTGAATCCTAATAAGAATGTAATCATGGCTCATCCTCCTTGTATGGTTCTGGAAGTGGCATCCAAGCGATTACTTCTCCGCCAATACAATCGCCGCTTGAAGCTGCTCAATCATATCTTGAATAACTTTGACATACACCCCGGCGTATTTGTAGCAGCCCGAATATTTATCCGCGTACTGCATTAATCTTTCTTTGATATGTATCATATTATTCCATCCTTTCTCAATGCCCGCTTCTTACCATGCAAAACAACAGTTCTGTCATGGATCTTTTTCTTGAACCATTGTGTCCACACTTCAAAATAACTGATAATCTCCATTTCTCCACATCTTCACCTAGTGGTGTTGGGCTTTCAAATTCTTCTGCAACATCTCTCTGATACGGAACTGCAACCATTACTCCCATGTTACCTATTTCCGCGTAACATTCCGGAAAATTCTCACGTATATGTTGGGCAAATTTTCCATTTTTTAAATCAGGTAAAATCTCTTTGTAGCACTCCATTGTTGTCACAAGGTAGTTTTTTTCACCAATAAAATTTAATCCATTTCCGCTGTAAATATCCTCTTTGCAACTTTTTATTTCATAACAGGTAAATATTCCTTTTTCGATTGCTGAAATAGAGCACTGATTTTCCGGAATAAATTGCATGTAATCTACTCTTCTTGGCTTTCCTGCTGCGTAGCCATAATCAAGGCTTACTTCTCTAGCCCAGTATTTACCTGGGCCAGAAAAACGGCTTTTTTCCAACAATCTGCTAAGAAATTTTGTTGTTTCAGATCTTTTCATACTTCCACCTCACTGTCCGCTGGCATCTGATAATCAATATGTCCATTTACATAGGCTTCCTGAATCATATCCAGTACTTTCATGGCTTTTGCTTTGGTGGAATAATGACCCAATGAAATATACTCATCTTCTCCCGGATTCATCTGGCTCCAGCAAATGATTTCTTTGCCGCTGATATTATTGATGTTTATAACAATATTCTTAAACTTTACCAGAGACATCTTATTCTGACTTCTGATTAACATTTTGCGTCCTCCTAATATCTGACAATCTCAATATTATTATCACTGTAAAATCTGTATGAATCCTCTCTGATTTTATTAACTTCACGCATGATAATTTCTTTTGTTTTACTGACAGCTTCGTTAAAATCCTCTGTTCCAAGATCGTGGGCTAAAATATCAAATGCACTACAGCTAAGAAACAGTGCATCTCCGCAACCAACGTATTTGTGGATAACGATTCCTAAAGAATTATATTTCAAGGTGAAAATACTTCCAGTTTTAGGTTCTTCGTTATAGTTTGCATTACTTTTGAATTCCATTTCCATCCTCACTTTCCCCATGTAAGCAACTGGCACGCTATTAATTTAGATTTACGTTCATTTTTCTTGCCATGGCTTCTATAACTGTCACTGTTACGCCGTTTCCTGCCTGTTTGTATAACTGGCTGTCGGAATTTACGAACTGCGCTTTTTCAAAATAATCATCGGACCAACCTTGCAGCCGAAAACATTCTTTCGGTGTCAGCTTTCTGATTGCTATGTAACACTGATATTTTTCATACCAGACTGCATATACAATTAACTCATCAGAAACTTTCACAAATATGCCTTGATTGCAGCTTGTATCTAGCGTATTGGCAACTTCTTTTCCGTATTCTGTGCGAACGTTACGCAATACTCCGAGCGGATCAATTGCAACCCCGTGTCTATCCTGAGATGTTAATGTGAACATTGGCTCTCCATCATCTTTAAACCGTCTGCCATTCTGACGTTTTTCTACGCGATCTGGTGTCAAAACTGGAATTGCAATCTTCGGATTGTTGTTGTGTCCTGCCGAATGGCATTTTGCTATTCCATCAATCCCAAGCACTTTTCCGTCTTGTGACGAATTAACTTCTCCTATGACTTTTATTGCAACTCCGCTTACTTCAGCTTTATGATTTGCAATGCCTTTATTGTATCTGGCTTGTAAACACCTTGCTTTATTGGTTAACTCTGTTTTTGATAACTCAAATCAATAAAACACGGCAATGCTACATGATGCCCTCTTCCACCACCTTGACCAGTATCAAGTGTTTCTGTTAATCCGTCTGGTGCAAATACCTGTGTATTTCTTCTGTACCCATCTTTGTGCCCAATTATTTGAATACTATCTTCTCCGTCTGTTCCTTCGACAGGAAATACTTTTGAGGTACTTCTCCCTCTAAGATGTCCGATAATAAAACATCTTTCCCGGTTCTGTGGCACTCCGAAATCTTTGGAGTTGAGCACTTGCCATTCTGCATCATACCCCTGCCGCTCCATTTCAATGAGCAGTCTGGCGAAATCCCATCCTCCATTAACACTAAGCAGATTTTTAACGTTCTCAATGAAAAGGTAAGTGGGTTTATCTTCTTCTTTGAGCTGTCCGACAAGGTACATAACTCTGAAAAACAGGCTTGAACGATTTCCTTGAAATCCGGCTTGCTTTCCTGCAACGGATATGTCCTGACAAGGGAATCCGAAACACCAGCAATCTGCTTTTGGAATGTCTCCGGCATACACTCTTCGAATGTCATTTGCATACCATTCTCCATTTCTGTATTCCTCCTTTAATATTTCCTTCTGTCTTTTCTTGATAGGAATATCTTCCAATGTCTTTCGCTGCTCTTCTGTCAGTAAGTGCATTGAGATGTAACTCGCAGTAGCAAATTTATCGAATTCGCAAAAACCAACGCATTCATGCCCCGCTAATTCCATTCCCCTGCGAAATCCTCCGATTCCTGCGAAAAAATCTATAAACTTCATTTTAAACTCCCATCTTCTTAACCAGATTCTTATTCATCTCATCGAATCTTACATCTGTGTTCTTTTTAATGTCCTGTATCATGTTCAGAACGCTCATTTCACCTCTATTTGCCATTTTAACGTACTCGTTGGCAGTCTGTATAACTGTGAGCAAGCGTTTCGTAGAAAATCCATATAAACGTCTCAGAGCCATCATAGTTGTGACAGTGTTGATCGTGTTGCTCCAATCTTCACCAACAGTGAATCTATCCTCGTAGGCTTGCTGCTCTACGTCTTTTATCTGTCTATAACAGTTCTGCATAGCCTGTCCAAACGCATAAGCCGCCTGATTAGAAGTCTGAACAGAAAATCTGGTCTTTTTCTTGACTTTTAACTTGCTACTCATTTTTCCTTCACCTTTCTGAACTTGTATCCTGTCACTCGGTACGCTCGTGGCGTGCCGGGGTTGTCTGTCGCAAGTAAGCCACTTTCCAGCAATTCACCGAAATGGTTCTGTACGGTATGGCTAGATATACTCAGCCCTGCTGCGATTTCTGGAATACTTGGCGGATAATCATGTTCTTTCAAGTATCTTATGATGTACAGATATATGTCTTTCCTTGTCTGGATACCCTCATAGTACTTTCTTGCTGTGTTATATGGCATTTCTATCACTCCTGTCATGCTTTTATATTTCTTCCCATTTGAAGCGGCCCTTACCTGAATTACGCCACTGCCCGATGCCTCTCAGTTCTCCATAATCAAGCCATTCTCTGACTGCTGCTTCATGGCTATCGCATAAGCACTTGATTGTGAACTCAATCCAACTTCCGGCAGGTATTGTCTCACTATTTGCCAGTGCAATTCTTTCACCCTGCGGTGTTTGTCCTCTCAGTGGCCTCTGGCAAGTTCCTGTTTCACCTTCAAAATGAATTGGAATTTTGCGTTCTTCAACGAAAATTAGACCGTCAATTTCTTTTTTGTAAGCCTTAATTTTTGAAGATTTTGAACCAGTTACCTTTCTCATCATTCCACAAGCATCTTTGAAAAAGCCCTTAATCTGGTAATCCCAGTAAATCGGTACACCGTTATCTCTCGGGAATATGGTCATGGATTTCTCAATCACTTCTTCAATTCCGATTGCTTCAATCTCTTCTTTTCTTGTTGGTGCGTCTGGTGCATTCGAAGTAATAAATGTTTTGTAGATTTCCGGGTCTGCACTTGCTGTTCCTAAAATTTCTTCCAAAAATGTCAATCTTACTTTTAATTTTTTCATTCTGCTATTCTCCTTGTAATTTTTATAGTTTTCTTACATTGCCGTGCTGCTCTCTGCCTTAGCTCATTCCACCACGGTTATTCCCTGCCCAGCGCATCGCCGCCGTTCCTCTGCGGTCCCTTAACTTCTCATTCCGTAGCACATCGCTGCTGTTCCCCGCCATTTCGTAGCTATTCTTATCTAATCATTACATTTCTACGCCGTAGCTTTTCCGTTCAGCGCCTCTGCCCAGCTTTTCGTTTCCTTGTGCTGCCACAGCTATGCATATCGTTTCAACACCTTTCGTAGCAACTCCTCTGCATTTCCTCGCAAGGCCGTGCCTTTACATTTCAATTCACTTTGTTGATATGCTTCTCCTCAGCACATCTTTGCCTTTCCATTGCTGTGCTTATACGACATTCTTTTCTCCTCTATCCCATTACGCTCGCAAGGAACTGCCTCTGTTCTCCTGCTGCTTTTTTCTTTCGAATACCTTCCTCTGGCATTTGCAACTCTACACAGGTCTTAATGATCCGGTCTCTGGTTCTGGTGTCCACATTCAGATTATCGGTGCTCATGTTGGAAGTGTAGATTGTAATGTTTCCGTCCTCCATACGCTTGTTGATCAGACGGAACATTTCCTGCCGTTGCCACTCCTTGTCTGCCTGTGCGCCGATATCATCCAGAACAAGAAGTTTACAATCCCGGTATACCTGACTGAGATCCTCTTCTCCGCGATCGCGCTTGTAGCTGTCACCAACGGCACTTATGTAGTCAGGTGCAGTCACGAAACGCATTTGCAGATCGTATTTCATCATCACCGATTTCGCCAGGCAACACGCCAAGAAGGTTTTTCCACTTCCCGGTGTCTTACTCCACAGATACAGTCCCTTTCCTGCCATTTCCCACTTCTGGAAATGGTTCAGAAAGGTGGTGCACAAGTCTCTCAGTTTGCTCATGTCTCTCTGGTAAATATCAAAATCGAACTTGCCAAGATCTGCCTCATGGTACTCTTTTGGTACTCCGGTAAGGTCCTGTGCTCTATAACCACCTTTGCACTTTGGACATCTGCGAGCATATTGAATTTCTTCTGGAAGTCCGTAATCATAGACCGTGGCATAATATGTCTCCCATCCAGTCCCATGGCACACAGGACACTCACCATAATCTGACTGAGTTAGTTGGTTCTGGTTCATCTTTTATCGCCTCTTTTCTCGCATCATAGTTTCCGTCAAGGACCTTTGCCATGTTGGAATCACTGACCAACCAGTCAAATGTTGCTGACCAGTTGCGTTTATTTTTTCCCTTCAGGAAATCGGAAGCCTCTGCCTTTTCAAACAAAGTCTGGAAGTCATCAAGAGTGTAACCTGTCTTCATTCTGGCATTTATAGCCTTCTTCCTTGCCTCAGACATCTTTACCAGGCGGGGATACGACCCACAAACGGAATTGTACAATTCACGAATCGTGGCATAGATGCTGTTTTCAGGAGTTCCACTCTCATAATCTCCTTTAGGAGATTTATTATATTCTTCCTTTCTTTCCTTCTTCCCTTCTTCTATTGTTGTCACTTGACTGTCACTTGCTTGTCGATTGACTGTCACTTGTGTGTCGCATGACTGATACCTGTCGTAGTTTTTTACCGTAATTACGCTGAATTTAACGTGTCGGTTGCTTGTCACTTCTCCGGTATTTTCCAGATGTTTTAGTGCCGTTCTTACATTCCTTACTGTAAGCCCTGTTTCTGCTGCTAGATTCTGCAAAGAAGTCACAAATGATCCTCTTGGTACTTCTATTCCCTGAAACCTTCCGTCTTTCCAGTTTGCTTTTAACAGGATGTGCAGGAACAGCACCTTGGTATTTGCATCTGTATACCATTCCCACTCAAGGATTTTCCTGCTGATCTTTACATAATCCATAACCAGCCTCCCATTCCCTGTATATCTTTATCCAGTCCTCCAATGGCATCGTAACAAGCCACTCACAATGATTCTTCCGATGAAATACTGCTGGAAGTTCATCCGATTTTCTGTCTCTTTTTGCCTGATCTATAGCATCGTATATATTCAGCTTTTCCCTTCTCTTTACCTCTATATGTATACCAGGAAGACCGACCACATCTGCATCGCCATTAGCTCCGCTATACTGTTGACCTCTCCTTGCCTTGTACCCATATCCACGAAGGATACCGGCTACTTCTCTTTCACCGTCAGCACCTTTGTTTCTGCTGTTCATATTTCTCCTTTCCCTCCCAGGGAGCTATACAGGTCACACCCTGGGAGATGATCATGTGATATATCTATAGGATTTTAGTTGCACCCGTATTTCTTATACACGAGTTCTTTAGGATCCCATCCGGGATGCATTCGGCTCATGTATTTTTCGATATATGCCAGCATATCTGGCCGTAAACCTTTTGCTCCATTATCTAGAAGCTGATGGTGGTATCTACATCCGGTAACTCCATTCTGTTCGATTCCAAGTCCACCCTGTGATCGGTTGACAATATGCATAATATCAAGCTGCTTATATTGGAAATCGGATGAAGAATGCATATAAAAACCAATCTGGCAAAATATGCAGCCGTGATCTCTATCGAGAATTCTTTTGCGCGTTTTTACATCAAACTGTAACGCTTTTGTTCTTTTGTTCATTTACATCACCTATCCCATACTGCTCAAAAAGCTTTCGTTTCTCAAATGGCGTCATAATCTCGCCGCCTGGTATTCCAGAATCCTTGCAGTCTTGAATTAATCCGCTGATCAATCGCGCCATCTCCTCTGTGTCATATGTACTGGATCCTCTAAGAAGAACATACACTCTTTTGATTCCCCCATGCTTTGTGACCACTGTCTTTGGAAGCGGCTTAAGATGATATTCCACCTTGTCCAAAACATCCCTTTCCGTTTCTTCTGTATCAGGAAGATAAACCGCAACCAGATTTCCGTCCACACGTTCTATCTGACCATAACGACGCAGCATATAGTTGTGAGCCTCGTTATTCGTCCAGCCATGAACTTTAGCAATTTTGGTAAGCAATACCCAGTAATACGCATTCGCATCTAAGGAACGCTTATCCCTGTGCTGCTTAAGACGTATATCCAGTTTTTCATGCTTGATGAGTCCCATTACTTCCTGAGCGTTTTCATTCAGTTCCACCTGTAAGTTCCACTTTCCGGTCGCGAGATCTTTCCCCAGTGATTTGATTTTTCCTGTAAATTCCATTTACGCACCGCAATTTTGCTTGAAGTAATTCAAATTTTTAGGATCTGTTATCGCTTTGATATTTCCAATAGTCAACTGGCTAATAGATGTCAGCTTATATGCTTCAAGAATCTTCTTTTCATTCAGACCGTTCTTGTTCAAGTATGATCTGAGTCCAGATATATCAGTACTTGACATTTCGGAAGAACTGTCGTCTGTCTGGTCGTACTTGGTATGGCTTTCTTTCCAGTAGACATTTGCCCCAATGCCAAGATTCTTGCATGCCACTGACAATGCATCCGTGGTTGCCATTTTGTAACACTCATCAGATACATAGACTCCGTTCCGTTCTTTTGTAGCCAACTTACTGCCGCCGGTTCCGGGAATTGCTTGTGACCATTCATCCTTGTATTTGACGTACAGTTCAATTGCCACGAAAACACATATCTCATCACCAACAGTATCCATCCATTTCTCAACCGTTTTGTAATACCAGCCAAGGCCGCAGGGACCGAACTGCTCCGTCAAACACTTGACGCGCCACATCGGGTTAATGTCTGTAAAACCTTTCAGTCGTCCTGCCGTAATAGCTCTTTGGGCATCTTTAGGAACTTCCCGAACCTTGTTATATAACTCAAGATTTTCCATAAGCCTCTCCTACTTGATCTGGATATTCTGCGAAGTTATCAGGGTGATTCCCGGAAATTTTTCTCCGGCTTTCAGTGCCGCCTTCAGTCCGACCTTGTCCGGTTTAGGCTCTGAATACTTAAGATATTCTTCTGGGACAGCTGCACCTTCCGCAATATCCACGGAGCTACCACTTCTAAAAGAAATTGCTACTCTTGCAGACTTAAACTTTTCGCCATCCAGATATCGGGAAAGATACTCTTTCAGTGATGTCGCTTTGCTTTCTGCGACTTTCTGCCTCTTGGCAAGATTTTCTTTTTCAGATTTCAGTGCTTCTGCATCTGACAAAAGATTCTTGATCCAGCAACCAATGTTCTCAATTTTCTGATCTCTTTCCATCTGTAGAGATTCAAGCTTTTTAATGTCTACGATTTCCCCTGTTTCCATATCTACGCAATTAAGGATTTCATTTTCGATTTCGTACAGATTCATTCTTATTTTCCTCTCTTTCTACTAATCTATAATTGCTTGCTTGTCTTTTTATTGGCCCGGAATGTCTATGCGTAATGATTTCCAGGTATTCATCCTTTATATCTCCGTTGCCAGTGAGATTCATAACGGACACCTCCCATTGATAAGCAGTTCCAGAAGACATTTCTTTGCATTTTCGTAATTCTGAGATTCGGACTCAAAGTCGTAAAACTGGCACAATGAAAAATGTTTTACGATCTCCCCTGCATCATTAAATACATAAATATAAACTCTGGATATGTCGTCACACGCCGTATAGTCAAAATTCACATGCGCCGTTGTTTCACTTGAAACTCTCAGACACAAATCAAATATTTCTCTGATTTTCTCTTCGTTCATAATTTCCTCCTTGTATTGACTTTTGGTTTCTTTCCTTCTACAATGGAGAAGAAATATATTGTCTTGGATCCTTATTTGAGTTGCAGCTCTGAGGATCCTTTTTTAGTTGGCATGTCTAGCATGTCCATTCTTTCCACGTCCTTGCTATGTACACAGCTCCGATCAGTCCCAACGCTCCCATGATCTGGTCACGACTGTTGTCCCAGGTCCAGAACGGAAGATACGTTGCTATCCCTCCAATCAGAATGGAGTCTATCCAATCTTTCATGTCAAAGCCTCCAATATTTCCTCGTTAGGGAAGTTCAATCGAATAAAAATATGCCGCAGTTCCGGATACGTGAATGTTTCCGGCTTATTTCGCTTTTTACGGAAAGTGTTTTCAGCCATTCCTGTTACTGCTGCCATCTGAGCATCACTTACTCGCTCGGCCTCCATCCTTTTTGCAATATTGCCTTTCAAAAGGATGTATTTCTTTTGTTCTGTGGTATATCTAATTGCCACAGTTTTTCCTCCTTTCTTACTTAATAAACATCCATGCAGCGTTTGAAAAAATTAATGCAATCATGGTTACAATCCATGCACAGAACCATTTGTGAGTCTGCTTTTTTGCCTCTCTTACAACTTCGACTGCATAGAAGTTTTCAAAATCTTCAAAGCTTGTTATCTTTGCGCTGTCCATTGTGATTTTATCCTCGGTTTTCCTCATAAAAAATCCTCCTGTTCTCTTGCGAAATACAGGAAGAAATGATATGATTATCCTGTAATCCGCTAGCACGATTAGTGGTTTACAGCTCCGAGGCGAGAGGTTTCAGCTCTCCTTCGGAGCACTTTATTTTTCAAAATGTTTTTCCATAAGGTCAGCAATCATCAGATACTCTTCTGCAATTTTCCCTTTTCTTGTATTTTTAACCTGTTCACGGAATTCCGGAATAGTCCCAAAGAAGCATCCGCATGCAACTCTGACCTTTTTATCTTTGCATCTAAAAAACGTAGTGGTACGGAATTGAGTACCAAATCCATGAATAGTTGTGTAATCTGCATTGCCGTACACCTCTGCATCGCCGGACACCTCTGCATTGCCGGACACCTTTGCATTGCCGTACACCCATGCATCGCCGGACACCTCTGCATTGCCGTACACCTCTGCATTGCCGTACACCTTTGCATTGTCGGACACCCATGCATCGCCGGACACCTCTGCATTGCCGTACACCTCTGCATTGCCGGACACCTTTGCATTGCCGTACACCTTTGCATTGTCGGACACCCATGCATTGCCGGACACCTTTGCATTGCCGTACACCCATGCATCGCCGGACACCTCTGCATTGCCGTACACCTCTGCATTGCCGTACACCTTTGCATTGTCGGACACCCATGCATCGCCGGACACCTCTGCATTGCCGTACACCTCTGCATTGCCGGACACCTTTGCATTGCCG